TAACTCCTCTTGGTGGCTCTACTCAAGAGCGGGATGCTCGGGGAGCTAGTGTTAATATCAATATTTCAGGTGGATTAATCCAAGATGACTATGTTCGTAACGAACTCATCCCTGCGCTTAATAAAGCAGTGAGTTTAGGTGCAGAATTAAATGCTTAGTTTTGATTCAGCCCTTGCAAGTCAATTAAAAAACACCAACCCAGTATCGTTCTGGACTTTAAAATTATATTATAACGGTGAAGATAATCAAGCCTACCAAGCTAACGGGACAACACCTAATCTAATCAATAAATTAGGTTCCGACCTTGTCACAAGCGGTGACAACCTTGTGCCAAATGGTTACTGGACTATTCGTGATATAGATGGCGGCACAGACGGTTGGTCGTCGGCAAACCCTCCAGTGTTTCAAGCCACAGATGATTCTTCAATGATTAATGCTCTTGCTGGCTCTGATATTGAAGCTGGAAAAAACTACACTTTGACATTTACTGTAGGAACGGCTTCATTAAAACTAACCATTGGTGGGGGTGATTTAAGTGGAAATAGTGCCGATGAAACTTATGTAGCGGCGGCAACTTATTCAGCGGCAACGCATACGGTAACCTTTCAAGCATCGGCAAATGCTACGCATTTATGGATATCTGGTTCAAGGGTAGGCAGTGGTAACGGTACTTTAAATGATGTTTCTTTGCAAGTAAGTGGATATGGTAGCGATGAAACATCCATCATAGTCGACTATGGCACTGCTTTCGGTGAGGGTGATTATATAAAAATTGAAAGCGAAATAATGAAAGTCACTGTCGTTTCAACTCACACCCTAACTGTCGAAAGAGGAAAAAAGAACACTACTAAAGCGTCACACCTTAATAACACTGCTATATATTTTGATGATTGGATTGGATTAAGCGAACAAGACAGGGTTGATTCAAACGATGTATATCATGGAATTGTTAGTTCTTGGGGAAGCCTACAACACTCAATGGACTTTTTTAATTTTGATACTTCTATTGCTAGTTTATCTATCAAACTTATCAACACAGAATACAGTATAACGGGTGGAAGGTTTTCAGATTTATTGGCAACAAATAATTTTGCTAATCGTAAGTGGGAATTGTTTCAGAATACAAACGGTCTTTCTACTTTTGACACTGCCGCTAGAATGATAGGCTCTGGTACTATATCGGGAGATATAAAATACGACACCTCTTATGTTTCACTAGTCTTGGTTGATTACAATTCTAGGTATCATAAAAAATTACCAATAAATACCGTTGATTCCAGCACCTATGCCAATGCTCCTAAAAAAAATGTAAATAAACCTATTCCGATGGCGTATGGTGACTTTTACGAAAAAGACGGTATCGGGACAATACCAACGACTCATTTTGATAGATATAAACAATTTTATAAAGGGGCGTTTCCAGCTATAATTGTTGATGAATGGGATGTGCAGGAACAAGGCTCGGAAGCAAAAGTTGATAGTGTGGCTATCAAAACATTAGACGATGATAATGTGTATATATATATGAATGGTCACTATCCATCGCTAACAGCGGCAAATGTCGATACAAGTGGTAATCCAGAAATTGAATTTAAAGGAAGTGCGGCATCCGTATATATTCCACTTAGCACATCAAATCTTGCTTCAGAATCCATTACTGGTGACAACGGTGGAAGTGGTTCAGTATCAGATGAGGAAAGGGTTGGAGATGGCTCTTTTTCCGCATACGCCTCATGGGCGGCGAACAGCGGAACGGTTGGCAGGAATAATTCTGCGGCAACGATGACATTTGCAGTGCCGAAAGTAAATAAACTTGGAGTTTTTGGTACTGTATCTACTATAGTTAAGTGGGGAACAAATTCAGATTTTGAAGGCGACGATAGTGAAACTTTTAGATATACAGTTGGTTCAACCCATGTAGACCACGACACTATTGCAGACGATTCAGAAACCAAAGAAACCATCAATACTCTTTATAGCGGTAAAACAGCGTCGTGGGACTTTGAAGGGAGCATACTATATACGCTAAAAGGTGGTTCGGCTTTAACAAATCACACAGCACAAATATATGAAACTGGATTGGTGGTTGATTTTACCGTCGAAAACATAGAATCGCACAAGGTAATAGATATAGTTGAAGTGCCAACTACTAAGCGAAATTTCGTCCACGTTCCTTTTGTTGGAATGGTTTGGGACTCTGAGAATCCGTACATAACAACATATAAAAAAGTTCCAAGAACAAATACCGTTATTACTCCATCGGAAATAGATTATGTATACTGTAGCGGAGAGGGTAGAAAATACGGTGCGTGGATAGATACTGTTAATTCAGCAGTTAGGACAAACGGTAACGGTGATGAGCCAGACCCTAATTATGCGGCAAACGCTTTGATTGAAAATCCTGTTTATATGATAGAGGATATTTTGAGAACAGAACTTAGCCTTGATTCATCAACCACTGGTGCGGAAATTAACATTGAAACCTTTGATGAGGCTGGCAACGGTCAAACGGATGGCACAAAAGGCGACATTGCCCTTGCCTTAGATTATGCGATTACAGCAGGAGATGAATCTTATATAAAATTTGCGTTCTCTCAGCCAAAATTTATTTACTCAAAAGATATGATTGAACGGATATGTAGACAGATATGTTCTTGGGTTTGGATTTCGGGAAACGGTAAAATAAAAATAAGAACCTTACTGAGACCCTCAGACACTTGGGCGGCAGATAAAACAATAGACTACAATGATATTGTATTAAAAAGCATATCAAGAACACCAATGGATAATGTTAGAAATAGCGTAGTAGTAAATTATAATTATGATTATGGACAAAATCAGTATTTAAGCCAAAGCACTGCGGCATCAAATACCGCAAGTCAACAGAACACTGTTAGTGGTCATAACCAAACATTGGAATTAGAGATGGATGCAGACACGCTTGATTCTGCTACTGCCGACAAAATTGCAGATGCGCAATTAAATATGTTTAAGGACAGAAAAATAGTTCTTGATTTCAACTGTCAGAGACCGCTACATAATGACCTTGAAATTACAGATGTAATCAAATTCGAGAATTGGGATAGTAAAATAAAATTATACGGCGTAGCTATGGGGACAGATTATTTTATGATAATGAATATAAGTAAAACGCCGTTTGGGTGTAAAATAAAAGCAGTACAGGTTAAAACACTTGCTAATGCGTAAAGGATTAAATTATGACTTACAATAGAATAGCAACACCAAGAATGTATATGGACAGACTGTCCTTTGATTTAGCAAATGGGTGGAGAACAATATCAAATTACTCAATAACGTCTCTGGATACTGGTTCTGCGGTTACTCCCAGTTCTGGTAGTTTTGAGGATTTATTTGACTTACGACCCTCAAACTATATAACAGTAGCCGCAAATACAGAAACATTTTATATAGACATAAATACTGGAGCATCTTCTGATACTACAGCAGAAGCGAATTTCCTCGCAATTTTAGGTCATAACTTTGATGATGCGACGGCTAGGTTTAAAATATTACATGACGATGCTTCCGATTTTGGAAGTGCAACCACCGTAACCGCAAGTGGCGGTCATACAGATGTAATAAATGGTGATGCTTCTGGCGATTGGATTGACCCAGCGGCAAATGGGTGGACTCTTGTAACGTGGGCAAACAACAATACCGACAATCAATATTATAGAATATATATAGAGGATGATGGTGGTGCGGCTTCTGATTTTGCAGAAGCAGTCCAGATTGGCGCAATAATGCTTGGGGAATACATAGACTTTCCCAATTCTCCAGACCTAGATGTTGGTTTCAGTATAGATTATGATGGGTCTAAATTGCTCACTTCGGCTGGTGGAAATACTTTCGCCGCATCATCCTATCTTGGCTCACCTCCTTGGGCGGCTACAAACCCGTGGGTATTGACAGCGGAAGCTGGAGCAGAGGCATATAAACTGGCAAGGCACTATGGGAGAAGGAGATACGATATGAACTTCAGCTATGTTGCCGACACCAATTTATTCCAAAGCAACATGCACTCCGCACACGGGGCAATGATTGATGGCTCAGACCTGTATTCACAATTTTATCACAAAG